ATATAATTTTGTCAAGCGGAACAGGTACTAAGTGTTCTCAGCGGAGGGATGTTTTCAAACCTATCCCTCTGATACAAAATGCATCAACCGCTTCTTTCTGCGTACTTGAGTAGACTGATTATAAAACCAGTACGGCTAAGACAGTCATCCACTTTACTAAAGTAGTGACGGCTTGCACAAACTCAATATCTATTTCAATTCTCATGTCTATAGAATTAGGTTAATAATCTAATGACACTTGACAAAATCGAGTGCAAAGATAAAAAATAAATATGCTATACCGATATAATAAGAAGAAAAATGAAAAGCCTTTGTTTGATATAACAGGAGCTAAGATAAAGAAGAAGCCGGATTTGAAGACCAAGCTCGACAAAGAGTTTTCCCTTTTCATCCGGCTTCGTGACGCAATGCCAAACGGATATTTTAAATGTATCTCTTGTGGTCAGATAAAGCCGTTTGAGCAGGCCGATAACGGGCATTACATAAATCGACAGCATATGAGTACCCGTTTCGATGAAATGAACTGTAACGCTCAATGTCGGCACTGTAACCGCTTCATGGAGGGTAATATTCAGAATTACCGCAAAGGATTGATTGCCAAGTATGGTGAACAGAGAGTTGTCCTACTCGAAGCAAAGCAGGGTATTAGCCGGAAGTTTACCGATTTTGAGTACGAGCAATTAATCAAGTATTACAAGGTGCTTAATAAGAAGCTTAAAAAGGAGAGAGGATTATGAGTTATGTATTGCGAGATTATCAACAGAAAGCCTCTGATGCAGCTGTTTCCTTCTTTAACAACAAGGCGAAGAAGACGAATGCTATCATGGTTCTTCCTACAGGATCAGGGAAGTCACTTATTATAGCCGACATCGCTGCAAGGCTTGACGGGCACACCTTAGTGTTTCAGCCCAGCAAGGAAATACTCGAGCAAAATTTCAAGAAGCTATGTTCTTACGGCATCTTAGATTGTTCGATATATTCAGCTTCTTTTGGAAGAAAAGAAATATCAAGGATCACATTCGCCACGATCGGTAGTGTAATAAATCATCCGGATTTGTTTTCTCATTTCCAGTCTATCATTATAGATGAGTGTCACTTGGTAAATCCTAAAGAAGGGATGTATAAGACATTCTTAGAACTTCTCAAATGCAAGGTTCTTGGTTTAACGGCAACGCCATATCGATTAAGTAGTTCGCAAGAGTTTGGTTCTATGCTGAAATTCATTACCCGAACACGTCCGGCTATATTCAAGGATGTAATCTATCATGTGCAGGTTTCTACCTTACTTGATATGGGATATCTGACAAAACTAAATTACTATTCAATGAATCCGGTAGGATGGAACGAACTTAACTTGAAAGTAAATACTACCGGTGCCGACTATACCGATAAATCAGTACAAAGAGAGTATGAGCGAATAGACTTCTACAGTTATGTTGTCCATATTGTCCAACGACTACTTAATCCGAAACAAGGTGGAAAACGGAAAGGCATTCTTGTTTTTACCCGGTTCTTGAAAGAGGCAGAGAAGTTGACTTGGTCAATTCCTGGCTGTGCTATCGTTTCGGGCGAAACTCCAAAGAAAGAACGAGAACAAATACTTGAGGCTTTCAAGTCTGGCCGGATACCAGTTGTCGCTAATGTTGGGGTACTCACGACCGGTTTCGATTATCCAGAACTTGATACGGTCGTTATGGCGCGTCCTACGATGTCATTGGCGATGTGGTACCAAATAGTCGGCCGGGCAATTCGTCCGCATTCGTCTAAAGAATCAGGTTGGATTGTTGACCTATGTGGAAATATCAAACGATTTGGGGAAGTGAAAGACCTAAAGTTGGTTGATGGAGGTAATGGTAAATGGGCGGTATATTCAAAAAGCAGACAATTAACTAACGTATATTTTTGATATGGACATACTAAGCATAATTAATCGCCTTCAAGAAAAGAGACGATTGGAAAAGATAACACCGGATCATGTGCCGGAAGTGGAGTTAATGAACACAATCCATGCAGAGGCGAGAAAAGAACTTAATGAGCTTTTTGTTTCTGGTAAGATTGGAATTACTAAGACGCTTAATTCAAAGGCTATTTATATAAAATAGATAAACATGAAAAACTACTTTCCACATGATAGTGATGCAAGAAGCGATGATAAAATTATCGCTTTACGTATAAAGCATAAATGGGAAGGATACGGGTTATACTGGGCGTTGATAGAAAAATTAAGAGAAAGCAAAAATTATACTCTAAAAGCCGATTATAATGTTTTGGCTTTTGATTTACGTGCTGATGCCGCAATTCTAAAAAGTGTAATAAATGACTTCGGGTTATTTGCCTTCACCAATAATGGTGAGTGTTTCTACTCCGAATCTCTAAATACACGTATGCAGCCATTGGACGAAAAAAGAGCAAAACTTTCTGATGCCGGTAAACGAGGAAATGAAAAGAGGTGGAAAAATGGTTCGAATAGGTCTGCGTCTCAATCGCCACCTGATAATAATTCTTTCGCCACCCAATCGCCACCCGATAGCCACCCAATCGCCCAACTATCGCAAGAAGAGATTAGAGAAGAAGTAGATAATAGTAAACCTAAAGAAACCTCTACTAGCGTAGAGGCAAAGAAAGCCGAACAAGCAAAGAAACTTGCCGCAGCTAAAGCCGCTACGCTCAAACGGAGGGATGAATTTTATAATTCTCTGGTTCCTTATGTGGAACGATACGGGAAGGAAATGATCCGGGCTTTCTTTGATTACTGGTCTGAACTCAATAAGTCAGAAACTAAGATGAGATTTGAAACGAATAAAACATGGGAGGTCGCTAAAAGACTTGCCACATGGTTTAATAAGGAAAAATTCAATGGAAAATCAAGTAGCACGATACCAAAGGCCGGATTTGGATCTTTTACCAAGTCTACCGGAAACAAAGCCGCAAGCCGTGAAACTGTGGGCCAATTCGCCAGAGCCGTACTGGAACAGTATAAATCCAAAGACGGCGATTGATGTCTTTAAATCGATCTCGCCTTCTATCGTGGAATTATCGATGACTTATGATGACATCTTCGTAAACTCGCTAATGTACACATGGTTTGAGCAATTCGTGAATTTCTACTCAACTAATGGAACGATGGACCCCGTTCAAATTAAAGATACTATAGATCTTGTTCGTGAAGAATACCCACATTATAAACCGGAGGACTTCAAGCTCTTTTTCAAAATGGCCAAGAAAGGTTATTTCGGACAAGTCTTTGGTCGTATAGACGGCGAGGTCATAATGAATTGGATGGCAAAGTATGACATCCATAGGGACACTCAGGCGCAAAACGAGGCTATTAAGGCAGCTGATGCTTTTCGTCCTCGTGTCCAAGCGAAGGAAAGCATCGGACTAACTTGGGATGAATATCAAAAATGGAAGAAAAATCAAAAAAGCAATGGAAAAAGTAAACGAGTTAATGAATGCTCCTTTGGGCCATTTGGTCAAGATCGGTAGATTATATTATGCTGCGATAGAGTTTCTACCGCAAGGAAATACTAAAGGAAACGTTTGTGTAGGATGCTCCTTTCGTGAAGATGGAGGAGGTATAGAAGAGTGCATGTACTCCGGCGCTTGCATGGCGCACAAGAGGCCAGATGGAGAAAGCGTGATCTTCATAAAGATTGACAGGTCATGAATGTCTTATCCTTATTTGACGGAATGTCTTGTGGTAGGATCGCGTTAAGAGAACTCTGGATTGAACCGGAGCATTATTATGCGAGCGAGATCGACAAGTTCGCCATATCCCAAACGAGGCTGAACTTCCCGGACACGATACATTTAGGGGACGTGACCAAGTGGAGGGAATGGGACATCGATTGGGGAAAGATAGATCTCATACTGGCAGGAAGTCCTTGCCAAGGATTCTCTTTCGCCGGCAAACAACTGGCTTTCGATGATCCTAGAAGCAAGCTCTTCTTCGTATTCGTGGACATACTGAACCACGTTAAGGCATTGAACCCGGATGTGTTCTTCTTGCTTGAGAACGTGAACATGAAGAAAGAGCACATGCGGGTCATTACTGAGTATTGCGGCGTTCATCCAGTCAATATAAACTCGAATTTGGTGTCGGCCCAGAACCGGAACCGGTGGTATTGGACGAACATAAGGACAAAGAAGGTCGGACTGTTCGGGGAAATCCACTCCGACATACCGCAGCCAAAGGACGAGGGTATATTGTTAAGGGATATCTTGGAGGAAGAGGTTGACGAGAAATATTACCTAAGCGAGAAAGCCATTAGGTATATCTCAAACGATAAACGTATGGAGAAACGATTCACCCAGATCGACGGGGATAAAGCGGTCTCCTTGATGGCCGTTGGCACATGCAATAACACCGGGACCTTTATCTCGGTAAATGGGAAGGCACCATGCCAACGTGCCAGTGTCGGAGGAGGGTTTGACACCAGACATAATTGCAGGATCATAAATACCTCCGGTATACCAAGGAAATCTCAGGACAAAGCCCCATGTCTCTTAGCTGGAGGCCATGGAGCAGGAAACCATTCGGATATGGACTTGATCCTGCAAAGACCTAGGGGCAATAATAAGGGTAATGTTTTCCGTGGCAAGGCACCAACCTTATCGTCAAACGCATGGGAACAGAACAATGTGCTCCATAGGATTATCCAGTTAAATGAGAGTAAGGAAAGCGGGGGTATCCAGCCATATCAACAAAACAGGGTATATGACGCGAATGAGCAATGTCCGGCCTTGTTAGCCGAGATGAGCAGAAGAAGCCATGCCATACTTAGTGTACGACAAAAAAGAAACTTGAAAGATCAAGACGGAAAATCGAACTCATTACTTGCCTCCTCATATAAAGGATCACAAGCTAATGGCATGACCCTAGTGGAGACATCATCTATCCGGAGATTGACCCCGATCGAGTGCTCTAGGCTACAAACCGTTCCTGATTGGTACAAATGGGATTGCTCTGATACGCAGATATACCGTTTGTTAGGCAATGGATGGACTATCAAGGTTATACGACATATACTTAGTTTTCTAAAGAAAGACATTCATCATAGTTGAAAACTGCATTCATCTATGATAAGAGCAATCAAAATCAAATAATCATGAGTGGAAACAGAAATAAACTTATAGCCTTCAATTACTTCGGAGGTAAATTCACTTGGTTAGAGTATCTGTACGCCAACTTTCCAAGAGATTTCACCCATCTGATCGATCTGTTCGCCGGAAGCATGGCCGTATCTCTCAATTATCCGGGAAGGATCATTAAGACAGCAAACGAGATAAACGGGGATATAACCAACTTCTTCGAGGTATTAAGGGATCATGAGCCGGAGTTGACAAGGTTATTGCTGTTAACCCCATGCTCCGAACTGGAGTATAATAACTCATGGGAACCTTCCGGGGATAAGATAGAGCGTGCAAGGAGGTTTTACGTCCGTATCCGGCAATCATTCTTCGGGCTGGGAGCGCAACGAAAAAACAAGGGATGGCATTGCGCCAAGAGCCATGTTAACGCTAGAGGTGGTGAGACCGTATCCCGATGGAACAACGCGATAGAGAAACTGCATGAGGTAGCCGAGGTGATCCGATCCAATTTCCAGATCACCAATATGGACTATAAGGATTGCATTGATCGGCTTGATTTCCCAAACGCTTTCTTCTACGCCGACCCACCCTATCCGCTTGAGTGCCGGGCCTCTTCGAATGATTACAAGTACGAGTTCCCGGACGATAAGCATCGTGAGCTTTCCGATCGTTTGCATTCGATCAAAGGCAAGGCAATGATAAGTAGTTATGACTGTCCGTTAATGCGGGAGTTGTACGGGGATTGGAACATGATAAAGTTCCCGGTCAAGAAGAATAACATCCGGAGCAGTGAGGTACAGGAGGTGATTTGGATTAATTATGATTTAGAGAAAACATTGTTTTGATATGAAAAAAGTAGGAGATATGGATATTCCAGAAAAAAACAAAATGGATAACATATTCACGATTTGCTATTCAAGGCAGGAAGCCAATGAGATCGGACATTTCATTATGAGCAAAGGATACGAAGGCGTTCAGAATGACAGCTATAGATATTGTAATCTAATGATTCAAGCAACGTTAAAAGAAGCCGCGAGACATCATGAGAATTGTATATATGTCGGTGTTAGCGGATGCCAAATGATTGTATCCAGAACAAAAAGAGGGCTTAGAAGAAAGGGACTCAAATATATAGAGAAGAAACGGTTGTTTTACAATTTATTAAAGAATTATAGATTAACAATTAAATCCAAATTGACATGAAAGCGAAAATAAGAAAGACAGGGGAGATCGTTGATGTTATAGCCTTCAAATATTCCGAAGCCTGTCCTGAAAAGGATTGGGTGCGCTATGTGGATTCCGAGGGGCTTGATCTCATACAGGAACTCAACGCTCTAGAGGATCTAGAGGTTATAGATAAGACGGAGGATAAAGCCGTTGATTGGGAACAGCGTAGGTACGAGCTTGCTAAAAGCGCTATGAATAGTATTTTAAGTGATGAAAATGAAGTGGGTTATGCTTGTTCTGAGGCAAAATACGAAAAAAACGAAAAACATACGATTCCAAAGGCTATCGCTCAATATGCGGTTGATTGCGCAGACGCACTGATAGAGGAATTGAGGAAAGGAGGATCAAATGAAGAATAAGATCGAATGCTTGATAACCTCCATACTGATAGTTCTTTCTTTCGTGTTCATCACATGGGCTATAGGGCTTATCATCCCAAGGTACTGGATTACGATTGCCTTTTTGGTTTACGGTATATATCTCATCTATGGCATTCTCAACCCAAAGAAAAAATACTACTTCGCTTCGTATTGGCTTCCCGGGGGAGGTAGAGGACGGATATTCATTGCATGCGACGAGTTTAAAGTCCGGGAAACGGAAGAGAGTATAGCCAAGGATGAAAGAGTGGGAAATGCGGTCATTGACTATTACAGACAGATTTCCAAGGAGGAATATGAAATTCAAACAGATAAATAAATATGAGCAAGATTGATTTCAACGCACTCCGTGACCGTGCGTACAAATGCGCATGCGATCACGGGTTTCATGACACGGAGTTGAGCAATGGGCATCTTCTGATGCTAGTGATAACAGAGCTTTCGGAAGCCGTTGAAGCGGACAGGAAAGGAAAATATTTCAAAGGCATATCGACTTTTGAGCGTGAGTTTAACCGTTATTCCGCTTTAGTTGATGAAAACAAACGTTTTGAATGCGCATTTGAGAAATATGTCAAGGATACGGTACCCGACGAGCTGGCCGATGCGGTTATCCGCTTGCTAGACCTTGCAGGACTTCGAGGAATAAGCCTTGAATTTGCCAACGGCGATATTGATGACTGTATTGAAGATATGGCAGAAGCCTGTAAAGACGAAACTTTCACCGAATCAATCTATTTCATCTCTACACTTCCTGTTAGATATGACGGAATATTTGATTTTCCTACAGCCGTGAATGATATGATACTATCAATCTTCGGTCTTGCCAAGCACTTAGATATAGACCTGCTTTGGCACATTGAGCAGAAAATGAAGTATAACGAATTAAGGGAGAATAAACATGGAAAGAGATATTGATATGGGACAGACAGTAGAAGAGGCGGCTCATTTCTTCGCTGAAAGCAGGAGTAGCGGTAGTGCATTCCCTGCATATTATCACGGTTTTATAGCAGGTGCCGAATGGCAGGCAAAGAAATCTCCGTGGATAAGCGTAGAAGAACGGTTACCGGAAAATCAAGACATAGTCTTGGTTAGAGGTGAGTACGGGGGCAAAGCCACCGCTTATCTACATGGCAAGGATAGCGGCTTTATCGTTTACGGAGAGGACGCTTATAAGGTATTCGGGGAGGTTACCCATTGGATGCCTATACCCGATCTTGAGGAATAGTATTAACCGAGCCTACCATGAAGGCTCATAATTAAGAATAAATAAGTATGAAAACAGAAATTACAGTAGAAAAGGCTAAAAACGGCTTTATTATATCAAACGCAACTATAAGTGTAAAGATTGTTGCCACAACAGAGAAGGCGGCATCGGATATTATTTCGGAAGATTTGTCACATGTTTTAAATGACATGAAAGACGGAGACAAAAAACTGATTGAATTTCAAATAACTAACAGCTAAGAATATAAAGTATGAAGAACGAATATTTCAACATGATATGCCAGAAGGCTCCCGAAGGGAAAATGATAATAATGGCCGTTGTTCCGGATAACCTTCTGGGTGAAGGATTGCCTCCCATTTTTGAAGTTCAGGCGGTAAAGCCGGTTCCAACAATTTACACCGGGACCTATCCTACAATCAAGGTTATCTCTGAGACAATCAAAGATAGATCGGATTTGCTAGGTAAAGGTATTAATGGTATAGTCTCCGGAGAAAATTGGTATAATGTATCAAAAGAGGATAAGAATACTTACGGAATTAATATCTAACAATAACTGAGTATGGAAATAAAGAAACTAACGAAAGAAGAAAAAGCCGAAGGTCTAACTCTTGACCTTGTCAATAAGGTTGACCTTCGAAAAAAATGCTCCCCCGTCATGTTTAAGGCTGGGGATGAACCGGTTGATATCATGGAATGCTCTACGGGTTATTGGGTACACACAAGCGACGGGTATCTTCGTGATGACAAAGGGTATCTGATCGTCTTTGGAAGACGTGAATGCCAGATAGCCCGTGCCAGATATCTAATGAATCATGGGGAGGAGGAAAAAAGACTGGAAGCCGAACGAGTCCTTGAACAACGGAAACGGAAGATACAGGAAAAGCTTGATATCTTCAAAAAGAATATTGAGGATATTAGGCAATACACAATTAAAGGGTCTACCACGAATGAGCTTGCTGAAATCCTTGAATCCGCAATGTCCGTAGAACAGCGCATCTACGTAAAGACCGCGAGAGAAAGAAATATAAAACATCTTCCTAAAATGGAGGCTCAATATGCTTGGCTGTTGTCTGAGTTTGAGAAAGGAAATTATAATCTTCTCTTGGATATTATGGGTATAGAGAAAATCCCCAATCCGATATCCTTTAAGCTGGATAGCGAGGATGATATGCGCATGTTGAAGAATGCTTTCGGGAAACAGGCTATTGACGAGGCTCAAGGTGATGTCAACAAGCTGTATGCTCGATTGAAGGTTGAACAAATGTATAATGTTTAACAACTAAAAAATAATGAAGCAAGGAGATAATATAACAACAAAAGACGGCACAGAACTAATTGCTGTTCCTTGTGCTGAAATTGATGCGCCATATAATGGCTGCTTCTTCTATAAAAATGGAGAGTGCACGGGATGGTCGGCTCCATGTTGGAGTGAGATTGATGGTGAACTTATATTTATAACTAAAAAAAACTGAATATGGCAAAAATTTATGTAGCAAGTAGTTGGAGAAACTCATATCAACAAGACGTTGTATCGTTTCTCAGAAATGAAGGTCACGAAGTATATGACTTTACGCATCCCAATGGTGATATGAGCTATGGCTTTTCGTGGTCGAGTATTGATTCAAATTGGAAGAATTGGAGTACTCGGCAATATATGGAAGCTCTCAATCATCCAATTGCGCAAAAAGGATTTGATTTAGATTTCAATGCCATGCAGTGGGCAGATGTCTGTGTTATGGTTCTTCCTTGTGGTAGGTCTGCTAATACGGAAGCTGGATGGATGAAAGGTGCAGGTAAAAGGGTAATGGTTTACTCCCCGAAAAAGGAAGAACCGGAACTAATGTATAAGATATACGACTTTGTGAGTGACAGCATGTTCCGAATCAATGATGAAATAAATCGAATATAAGGAAAGATGAAAGTACAAATTAAAACAGATAATAAGTATCATCATGACGATGGCTTAGTGAATGGGATGATCGTTGAAGTTGAATTTATGGGGAAACACATCGGAAGTGGAGACTTTTACAGAGTGATTGGTATAAATCATCGTTTATTTTTGACAAGCGATGATTTTATTGAATTGACTAATGATTAAATAACCATGAGATTAAGACAAGCCAAGAAGATAATGAAAAACTTCCAATTATATCCCGGGGTGTTATGGATATATGGAACCGAAAGGTTCTGTGAACTTTGCATAAACACAAGAGGCAACGCCCCGAACCACCAGTAACGTCACCTCTCCACACGATTATTTAGTGCAAATATAAATATTTACTTTTAAATAATCGTGCCATGTTTTCAGAAATTGCGGAAATAAAATCCATCAGAGAGCAGAAATCAAAGTTATCGGAGAGGGAAAAAGAGCTAACAGAACCTATATTGACTGATCTTGATATGATAGGAACGTTATATAGGTGGTTCCAAGAAATTATTTCTCAAAAGGAGACGTTTAGGTTGGGGAATGTTACCCAAAGAAAGAAATTCATCTTTATCATCCTGTTTTTGTACTCTCCAAGTACTCTCGCCGGCGGGAAGATGATGAACGGTCTTCGGAATAAATTAGCGGAGGTCTTAGGCGTTAGCGCGCAGACGGCCATATCCGATAACCGTAATAATCTTGTTTTCTCTTATCAGTTGTATAAGTATTTTCGGCAGGATGTGGATTGGATATATGGGGAGATGATGAAAAGGGTAAAGCCGGGGGATTAGGCTGGCTTTACCCTTTCTCTATTTTAATCTTCTTTCCACAGTGAGGGCAGGTGATAGCATTATCCTCTTTTTCTTCTCCTATCAATTCAGTGATAGACACATTGAGAACGCTGGCAATCTTGATAATATTATCCAAAGAAGGCGAAGACTTTCCGGTGACAATGTTGCTAACAGCTACTTTTGAAATGCCAACTTGTTCAGCTAACCAGGCAGAAGTAATATTGCGCTCGTTCATAAATTCTTTTATTCGTAAATCCATAAACTATACTTTATTTTGATTACTCCGCAAAGTAATGCAAACTTTATCATATAACCTAATATTGATAAAGTGTGATTTATTAAATATTCTTAAATGATAAAGGAAACTATATCAAAACTATTGTTTGTGATAAAGTTTGCTTTATCTTTGCATCATCAGAAAGAAATAAAGTAATAACAATTAAAAGATATACGATCATGGCAACAAAGAAGATTGATGAAAAGAAAACATTGAAATATGCAGTAGCATTCTACTTCTGTACATCAGGTAAGATAAACTTTATGTTAGGTAATAAGATGTATCAGCACATAAACACTGTCTATGACCAAAGAGAAGACGGTAGAGGGTTTAATACTTGTGAGGTCGTTTATAACTATAAGGCTCAAAAGTATGAGGTCCTGAATGTCGATACAGAGATAGGCAACAAAGAGATTCAAATATTAAATGTTTAACCAGCAGGGCGAAAGCCCTGCACAATATAGAAGATTATGACAAAAGAAGAAGTCTATAAATTGGCAACAGTTGAGAACCCTATTATCAACGATAACGGCAATAGAATAGAGTTTGCCAATGGTGATATGTATGCAAAGCAATCAATCACTAATTTGTATCGTAAAGTAAAAGTTTATTTTTAATTCGGTAGCCTTTGGGCTACCACAATACACACGATTATGAGACGATCCCATAAAGCAGATTTTGAAAATATGGTTGATGCACAACAGTTAAAAGTCTATGATAACCTTTCAGACGTAATGCCTAATACAGATAAAGAGCTGGTAAAAGGACAGGTCGTTGATGTTGTTAATGGTTACGGTTGTATAGTTGGCCCGTTCGAGATATTGGGATTCTGTGATCCTAACGAATTTGGTAGATGTGTCTACTTAGATTGGGATTGCTATTGGTTTGCTAATAAGCCTATTGATATAATAGTAAAGTAAATGATTATGAACAAAGTTTATAGAGTTGTAAGATACTTCGATGGCTATCCCGAATACACTATGTGTAAATGTGAAACAATCGAAGAAGCGAGAATTAAATGCAAAGAGCATAATGATAAAGAGAACAAGCCTTATATCAATTATCATATATTGGTAGATGGCGATGAAAAATTTGGTGGTAAAACTTATAGAACTGAATGATTATGGATATAGCAGAAATCAAAAGAAGAGTTGATTTGCTTAAAATGGCGAACAACAAGAAATATTGCCTTATACCCGAACTGGCAAAAGAACTGAAAGTGAGCAAGACCGATTTAATGCAATTTATTCTTGACAATCCGAAACTATTTCATACGGATAACCAGTGGACATACAAAGTGATGCTACGTTCTCAAAAAGTTGCGCCTAATAAAAACTTAGGCTTAGGCATAGAAGAGGTTTATATTTTACCCGAAGATAATTTCAGAACCGAGGAATGGCTGCAAAAACAGAAAGTTGAGAAAGCAAGGTATATTCATATTTCTGAATTTGATTACTATGGCGTACAGGGATATTATGTTAGCATTGATAAAGAAGGTGATTCTAAATATAGAGAATGGCTTTGGCGTAACACTATATCTAAAGTGAAAGAAATTCAATCGCTTGGTGTTCTTCATAAAGATACTTTCTATACGGGCGGTTTTGGTGATAGTTTTGCGCATCCAATTGATTACGCAATATCACCCGATGGTTTAGAGAAGCTAAAACAAGCCGGATGGACTTTTAATCAATTAAATCCATTATCAAGATGAACTCAATAAACAAAAACGGTTGCAGCATATGCCAACCCGGTAAAGAAAATTATTGTACCTACACTACCAAGTTGAAGGGTAAAAGAGTGAGAATGTACCAGTATGACTACCGTACTGAAAGTGGTGAATTATTCGCCTGTTGTGCGCCTACCTTAGAAGCGTGCAGAGAAAAACGAGATATTTGGCTAAGTTCACGACAATAAGTCGATTGTCGTGTATATCGATTGAGTATATTTCTATATCTTTGGTTATGGTAGTACCTTAGTGGTGCTATCGCGGGGTAGAGCAGTGGTTAGCTTGCTACTTTGACTTGGTAGAGGTCGGTTGTTCGATTCAGCCCCCCGCAACTATGATTATTAATTTTTTAAGGACACGATTATGAATGTATTAACACTTTCAATTAAGCAAAAGTATTTTGATGAGATTCTAGCAGGTAAAAAAACTCATGAATACCGCGAAATTAGACCTACCAACGCAAAGAAGTATATAACTTATTTATGTGGTGGTAAAGAATATAAGGCTGACGAAGAACTTCCCGAAGAGGGCGAAATCGAGTTGAAGCCTATCAAGTACGATGCCATCAAACTACTTACAGGCGAATACAAGGGCAAACGCCCGTATATGATTATAGAGGTAAAGAGTGCAGAAGCAGTTATTCTCACGGACGATAATGGGGATGATATTGTTTATGAGTATCAAGGTGAAGAATACCTCGCTGCCCAGATGGACTATACTTTAGGCAAGGTATTAGAGAAACATATAGATTGATTGTTTAATTTAAAATTATTGCTGAGTCGCAAGAAGAGTAAACAGAGTAGCCGGACCGCGCAGAAATATGAATGGTGCAGGTGCTGGCGGTAGATTAGTTGCTAATCGTAGGGGGACGGCAAGTGCCACCCAGTTAGGTTCACGTAGACAACGTTACAGTGACCTTCGTGTTTCATTTGGATTATCTGGTGGTTAGCTATGAATAAAATAGAGCAAGCGAACCGGTATATAGACCTCATTCGGGTAAAATCGAATGAGGCTTTACTGTTTTTATCCTTGGGTAAAGACTCTCTTGTCTTACTTGATTTAATCTATCCAAAGTTTGACCGGATTGTTTGTGTTTTCATGTACTTTGTCAAAGACTTGGAGCATATAAACCGGTGGATTGGATGGACAAAAGCCAAATATCCAAAGATTGAGTTTGTACAAGCGCCTCACTGGAATCTTACTTACATTCTTCGTGGTGGGCTGTATTGTGTTCCTAATCCAAAAGTAAGGTTGTTGAAACTTGCGGATATAGTACAAGCTATGCAGTTAAAGTATGGTGCTTATTACACATTCTTGGGAATGAAGAAAGCCGATGGCATGAATAGACGTTTGATGCTGAAAGGGTATGAAGCTAACGGATATGAGAATAACTGCTTATGCTATCCTTTGGCTGATTGGACACAAATGGATATTCTTGCATACATGAGGCAACATGGATTGCCAGAACCAGTTAGATATTCTTTAAAAGCGAGTTCAGGGGTAGGATTCAATCTTGATTGTATGCTTTGGTTAAAAGAGAACTATCCGCAGGATTTACAACGAATCTATCGGGTATTTCCAATGAGTGAAAGAATTTTATTTGAGTATAATAATAAAAAACAAATAGCCGAGTCAGAAGAAGAAATAAAACTGCATCACAAATAACAGCTCAAGCCTCTCGATTACAGCGAGAAGCTGAAAGCCGGTATGGTACGAGATTTACAAGACGTAACTTAAGTATAGTGAATGCATATAATAGCACAATGGGAAAACTAGCGCGTAGACAGGTAGCTAATCGTGCAACAGGTTTAAGCAATGGATAACATGGAGCTTTCAAAGTATATCAAAAGTGAATCGGTGGAACTTAACCGTTCTGCCATTCACTTTGCGGACTATAATCCCCGAAAACTATCCGATGAATCACGAAAGACATTAAAACGTGGTATCAAGAAATTCGGGTTAGTCGGTGGAATTGTAGTGAACAAGCGTACCGGTCTGACCGTAGTCAGCGGGCATCAGCGTTTGTCCGTCATGGATGAATTGCAGAAGTATCCGGAGAATGACTACAAGATCCGAGTTGATGTGATTGATGTAGACGAAAAGCAGGAGAAGGAACTAAATATTTTAATGAACAATCCAAATGCGCAAGGTACATGGGATTTCGATGCCCTTGCACAGCTTGTTCCCGATATTGATTGGAAAGACGCAGGTCTGACCGATGCCGATCTAAACATGATTGGCGTTGATTATCTGTTGCAGACCGAAGCGGAAAACTCCATTGCAGAAGCTCTCTCCGATATGATGTCACCTGTCACCGAACAGAAAGAAGCCGAGAAAGCCGCCAAGCAATTAGAGCGTGCAGAGAAGGTTGCCCACATGAAAGAAGTCAAGCAGCAGGTAAAGGAGAACGCACAGAAGACAGCCGAGGATATGGATGCCTATGTGATGTTGTCCTTTGATACCTACGAGGCGAAAGCTGCTTTCATGGCAAGATTTGGGTATGATCCGGATATGAAGTTTATAAAAGGAGAGGTGTTCTCTGACCAAGTAGAAAGGGTGGATTGATATGATAGAGCCTAAGCATGATTACGCAGGAGATAAATTTTATGAAGATGTTTTTGCATTTGCCTTTCAGGGGATGACAGATGCAGAGGTGGCTTATAGTCTTGGATTAACACCAGAAGTCTTTTCTCGGATGAAAAATGGAAAATATGAAGGGTGGAATGAAGAAGAAAATGATTATCGTAGCGAAAGATTATCTCAAGTGTTAGTGCGTGCTCGTATGAAAGTTAATTCTATTGTTCGTGGTGCATATTTGAAAGGAGCTTTGGGCGGGAAAAAGATAAAGAGTATCACGAAGCGTTATGTTCAGGATAGATGTCTGTGTGAAGGAAAAGATAAAGAGTGTGTCCAATGTGGTGGTACTGGATGGGTGCAACTCACGGATAAGGCTATATCTCAAGAAACAGAAGCAGAACTTCCTCCCAATATGCAGGCACTTTCTACATGGCTTTATCATCATGATGAAGAATGGAGAAAGTTGGAATCCACATCAAAAGTTGATATTACAACTAATGGGAAAGACATGGTAACGCCCCCTTCTGTAAATATTCAAGTTGTAGCCAATGACCCCCAATTATTGGAATTACAAGATAAGTCTGTAACATTAAAACAGGATAAAGAGTCGGGCAAGACGAACTAAATATGAAATGCACCCCGATTCTCTATCGGGCTATGAACGCTTTGAATAGTGGTCGGTTTAATGTAATGGTCTTTGAAGGAGGTTCTCGCTCATCAAAGACCTATTCGCTTATTCAGTTCTTTATCATCTATGCCATTAATAATTGGCAACGTTCTAACCGTGTTGTCATAGCCCGCAAAAAAGGAACATGGCTGGCATCTACGGTATGGACGGACTTTAAAAATATACTCTTAGAACTTGGTTTGTTTAATTGCTGTCGAATAAATAATACAATCAAAACGATTCAACTTTATACTACTACATTTGAGTTTGTAGGACTCGACGATGTTCAGAGACTTCATGGATTAACTACAGACATATTTTGGATTAATGAGGCTATGGAGGCATTGAAGGATGACTTTGACCAATTGGAACAAAGATGCTCTCGTTTTGCTATTCTTGATTACAATCCATCGGCAGAGGAACATTGGATTTATGACAATGTATGTACACGTGATGATTGTTACTTTGACCATTCGACTATGTTGGATAATCCGTTTATCCCGGAGAATATGAAACGGAAAATATTATCCTACGAGCCTACTGAATACAACTATTCACAAGGTACGGCGGATAAGCGTAAATGGCTTATATATGGACTTGGTAAGCGTGCAAAAATTGAAGGTCTGATATTTGAAAATTACACTATCATTAAGGACGTTCCTATATGGGTTAAACGTAGATGGTACGGATTGGACTTTGGGTATAGCAATGATCCAACTGCCTGTTCTGAAAATGGATTCTTGGATAATACCATTTATATAGATGAAAAATTCTACGAGACGAATTTGCTTTCCTCTGATATAATAAAGAAGTTCAAGAAACTTCCTAAACTTAAAATATGGTCGGAGAGTGCAGATCCTCGTTTAATTGCAGAGATACACAATGCAGGGTTCAATATTCACCCAGTGCAAAAATATGCCGGTTCGGTAGAAGCTGGTATTGATTTTATGAAATCAAAGAAAATATATATCACAGAAAACTCACTTAATGCAAAAAAAGAATTAGATAATTACACCTATCAGCAAGACAAGAACGGGAAGTGGCTTAACGAGCCGGTTGATGACTTTAATCATATTTTGGATGAAGTGCGGTATTGTTGTATGATGGAATTAATGGGAAAACGTCCCGTTGTAGACCATTCTGGAGTATTTGGACATTAAAATATAATCAAATGAAAACGATAGACGAAATTTTAGCACTCGAAGATATAGACCGGAAAATCTACTATCTGAAAAAAGGTCGTAAAACTCAGCTTCCAGACCGGGAGAAACTATATGCTGATTGGGACCCCAATAAGCATGAAATCATCATGGATGAAGAAAAGTATCCACAGATAGAAATCACTATTGAGCAGGAGAAAGAGGTATTTGACGAAAAGACAGGCAAGACTACTGTCATCCCGAAAAAGACAAAGAAGGTTGATCCTAACCGGATTGCCCTTCCTCTTGAACAGGATATCGTGAACATCCAAACGGCTTTCACCGTTGGTACTGAGCCAAAGATGAACTGTACTCCAGATGAATCGGAGAAAGGTATCTTTGAAGCTTTGAAGCAAGTCCTGAAGAAGAATAAAATCAAATATCAGAACCGGAAGATTGTTCGTTCTTGGCTATCAGAACAGGAAATAGCTGAATACTGGTATGTAACAAAAGACGATGGCTTCTGGGCGAAGTTAAAGGCAAAAGTAGCCAATCTATTTGGCAAATCTATGCCTCAATACAAACTACGTAGTGTTCTTTGGTCACCGTTCCGGGGTGATAAGCTATATCCTTTCTTTGATGATTCTGGCGATATGGTCGCTTTCTCTCGTGAGTACAAAAAGAAAGACCTAGACGACCACGAAATCACCTGTTTTATGACTGTGACGAAAGATGTAGTTTACCAGTGGGAGTTAGACAAAGGTTGGGAGATGGTTCCCGCTTTCAAGCATGGCTTTAAGAAATTACCAGTAGTATATAGCTACCGACTGGAGGCATATTGTGAGAAGATAAAGACTATTCGTGTACGTTTGGAAAAACTTCTTTCCAGCTATGCTGATTGTATCGACTATCATTTTTTTCCTATCCTAAAACTGTTCGGAGATGTAGAAAAGATGTCCGGTGAGTTCAGGAGCCGTGTTGTTCAGTTGACGGGAGAGGGGGCAGACGCAGTATATTTGACTTGGAATCAAACCAGCGATCCTGTTCGAGTCGAGTTTGAAAATCATTTTAACCAAGCGTATGCGCTAACTAATACTCCGCGTATATCATTTGATCAGCTAAAAGGGAGTGGTAACGCATTATCAGGTGTTTCCTTCCGTTATGTCTTTATGGGAGCGCACATGGCAGTAGAAAATTCAGCAGAAGAAATCGGAGCTTTTATGCAGAGACGTATTAATTTCCTCATATCGGCACTTGGCTCAATCAATACTAATTTCGAAAAACCTTCCGAAACAATTGATGTTGAAGTTGAAATTCAACCCTATATTATTGATAATTTGGATGATAAAGTATCTACTGCTGTCTCCGCTGTAAATGGTGGAATATGGTCACGCCGAGAAGGTATCTTGTTTGCCGGAAACATGGATCGCATCGACGAAGAGCTGAAAGAGATTGAAGAAGAGCAAGCTGCAAAGACGAAAATCGAAAGAATAGAACAAAAATAGGTGGCTTAGTTAGAAAAATTACGAGGTTTATAAATTCGTGTATTTAAAAATAGAACATTTTAATCATTTTAGTCATGGGAAAGAAGAAGCCTAAGAAGAAAGGCGGTAAAGGCTGCTGATCAGGATAGCGGTTGCTCCGGTGGGGTAGCCGCTATTTTTTTAATATTCATAGTAAAATAATGAATACTATGTTTGTTTGTATTCGTAATATTACTATATTTGCATAGTAATTAAGTCCAAGCGTTATGAGTTACAAATCAATTAAAGACGTTGTAACTATGTTGCAAGAAAACGGTTTTGAATTTAAGAGTCAGAAAGGTAGCCACTTGAAGTTTGTCAAAGGCGACAAGACAGTTATCGTACCGAATCATAACAGCAAAGGCGTTGAGAAAGGCACTTATTACAGCATTTTGAGACAAGCGGGGCTAAAGTAGCCCCCCCTTGTTCTCATTTAAAAAAATAGGAGGTAATATGAAAACGGTAGAAGTAATTGTTGAACATGCGGGAAAGAATCTAAGTGCGTACATCGAAGGTGCTCCGGTCATTACTGTTGGTAACGACATGAAAGAGATTGAGGATAATATGAAAGAGGCTATCGAATTGTACTTAGAAGACAATCCTAATCCAGTAGAGATTCTGACCGGAGAATTTGAGCTAAAGTTTAAGATCGATGCTGCCACTTTTATCAATTACTACAGCAGCATCTTCACGAAAGCGGCATTAAGCCGGATAACCGGCATCAATGAACGTCAGTTGTGGCATTATGCTGCCGGAGTGCATAAACCCCGCAAACAACAACTGGAGAAGATTCAGAAAGGTATTCAGTCTTTGAGTAAGGAATTGTCGGTTATAAATTTATTGTGATAATGGAAAATACAGAAATTGTTTTAAATTTTCCTGTACATAAATTGAATAGTGAAATAACAGAGAAAATTTCAAAAATTCGATCATCGCAAATTCCAGAACAAATTCAAAAAGGATTGCAAAATGAAATTATGTGGGTTGATCTCTTAGGGAAGATTACTACGGTCGCTGAGTTAGATTCTCTTAATAGAGTCAAGTTATCTTCTGCATATTGCCAGTTCTTATGGATCATATGTGATATAGCAATTAAAACTTATGATGCTAATGTTTTAGAATTGGAATTGGCAAAAGAAACAAAGGAAATAAAAGACGCTTTAATTAAAATGGTAAAACTGTCTCAAAAAAGAACAAAAGAAATTGATGTGTTAAACGAAATTATAGATCATCAGGCTGTTTTTGAGAAGGCTTTTTCTGAATTTGGACTAGCAGAACAATTGATAACAACTAAATTCACAAAGGAGGATGTTAGCCGTTTTAATTGTTTGGATATGACCAGTGATTATGGAAGTAAAACTAATTCAGTCTATTGTTATGGTATAATTTTTATTCTTTTGCATGAATTAGCTCATTTCCGATTTGGGCATATTTGTCCTACTAAAGAAGATGAGAAAGATGCAGATAGTTTGGCCTTTTGGGATATTTATTATGACGTTCTAGATACAGATAAGATTACTGCGACTCTTGGGGTTATTTCAGCTCTTTTTTCATTACTGTTTTTTTCAAAGGATTTAAATGGAGATGAACAACATCCTGACGAAGACAAAAGAGTATTTGAAATATTTGACATAGTGCGAGACGATTGTGCTAATTACGCAGGATTGATAGTACAATTTTTTAAACTATGGGCTTTCTATTGGAATATAAAAGATTTTCCTTCTATGTCAGAAACATATGAACAAACCTTAGATGATATTAAGAATTGGCTTGAAAAAAAGAAAAAATAAAATCGTTAGGCGTGATTCCTACCCGGTTTCACGCCTTTTTATATATATTCAGCACATTGCCTCTTAATGTGCTTTTCTTCTCCCTTCAAAATTTCCCCTTCTATTCCCATCCATTTACTTTTATGCTGATTTTACGACAATAGCTCTATTGTCATGTATTCCGTATTCTGAAATTTCTTATCTATACATAACCTATCTACTTTTATACCAAAGATTTTAAACGAAAATTCATACGGTATGAAAGAAAAGATTTTAGCATTACTCAAAACCAAATTCCCTGGGGTTGATGAAGCTACTTTAAGCCGGATCGCTGAAAAGAAAGCGGTCGGTGTTACGGACGAAAGCCAATTACAGACAATCGCGGATGGAGTAGGCTTTCAGGACGTGTTAAATTCCTATGGTGATTTCCGGGCTAATACAGCCGTTACCTCCGCAGTGACTAACTACGAGAAGAAACACGGCTTGAAGGACGGTAAGCCAATCGAAATCGAGAAACCGGTAGAAAAGCCTGTTGAGAAACCTGCTGATGACATGGCAACCATCATCGCCAATGCAGTGAGCGCAGCCATGAAACCTCTCTCCGATAAACTTACTCAGTTTGAGACAGAGAAGTTACAGGCTACCCGTCAGGAGCAGATTTTGGCAAAGGCTAAAGAGTATGGTATTCCCGAATCGCAAGCAAAGCGTTACGGTATTCCTGAGGACGCAGACTTGGATGCTTATTTCAAGGATGTAAAGCAGGAATTGACGAACGAAGGCTTTGAGGGCGTGAGAAGTCCCGAAGTAGGTGGTGATACGAAAACGGAAGCGGAATCTATCGCCAGCATGATTAGCGAGGGGACAAAAACGATTGTTGAACAAAACAAAAATTAATCATGGCAGCAGGTACTAAGTACAATTTAATCCCTGAAAAGGAGGTGCAAGAATTTTACCGTGTTGAATCCGGTGTCAGAAAGAGCGGCCCGTGGAAGTTGGATATTACCAATCTGGTGGTAGGATCTTTCTTACCTGTGTTCACCCCGGTTCAGGCTGATTTGGTAAAGCGCACACTTGTTCCCGTCCGCAACGTGAAAGTTGTGGAAGCTTATGCTAATGGAGCAGATGCTTTATCTATCAAAATCGCAAAAAAATCGCTGGCTTATGTTGGTATGTTCATTGGGAACGGCACTAAAGGTACAGAGGTTTCCGCTATCGACAAATCAAACGAAAACTACGACGTTCTGACTATCAAAGCCGCTTTCGGTACTGATATTGAGAAAGACACTGTTCTTTTTGAAGCCACAGCAGTAGGAGGCACAAAGAAGAAGCATACTGCAAACTTCGTTCTCTTCGACGCAAAGAAAGTTGAAGACGATGGCGCTGTTCTCTGCACTCTCTTGATGCAGGCGTATGAAGTGAAGGAAAGCAAATTGATCCTCCCGATCCATGATCTGGATAAGGCCGGATTAACAAGTCGTTTCCAGTTTGAGTATTAATCATAAAAAGTTTAGATATGAATTTGACCATACAAACTTTATTTACAGATCCTAACATCGTAAAAGCGGTGATTGACCGTGTGCTTCAATTGAGATTGGATACAATCTACTGGAAGCAGTACGGTGATTTCTTGGAGACCAAACAGCGTGTTTTCAAGACCTATTTAGGAACGGTTACAGGTGTCGTTGCTGGGTCTATCCTTGGTAAGAATGACCAGAAACCGTTGAGAGAAAGACGTAACCTTGGAAGCGGTTACACCGAAATCGCTTATCTGGGTGACCGTTATCAGATGGACATCGAACGTCTGTCTCAGTTGCAGGACATCATTGATAAATTCAATGCCGCTAATACCGCAGATCAGCGTACTATCTTACAGGAGATTATCGACTTCATTGTTGATGATTACCGCCAGATCTTGCTTGCTCCGCACAAGCGTATGGATATTGTTGTTCCTGAATTGTTGATGACCGGCAAAGCAGAGGTTCATTTAGCGGACAATAAAGAAAATATTGAGTTGCTCGATATTGAGTTGCCATTCCATTTCCTTACTCCAGAAGTTGCAGCAAAAGATAAGTTTATCTCTTACTTGCAGCAGGAGATTCAGAAGCTTAAAGCCAAATACGGTGTGTTCTCCAAAATGATTATGTCTCGTAACACATTCATGAAGAATATTGTAGGTGCTTCCGAGTTCGGGGATAAGTTCAAGATGATTCTTGGCGAGCGTGAGTTCATGGTTAATGCTGGATTGGTTACAGACCAAATGGCATCTAGCGTATTTACAGGTATCGGTCTTCCGGCAATTGAAATCAAGGAAGATTACGTTGAGAATCAAAACGGAGAGAACGTACAGATTTATCCAGACGACCGTATCACCCTGTTGCGGTCTGACAAAGTGATGAAGATGCGCCACCACAAGCCGTATGTAATGACAGACCCAGTACCGGGACGTTCTTACAATACAGCGGAAGGTCAGATGTCCGTATGCAACTATCGTGACGAAGAGGGTAGATACATGGAATACACCGCCGAATGGATTCCCGAGTTTACCGCTCCGAACAAGATTGTGAACTTCGATCTTTCTACGATGAACGCATGACGGTAAATGAATACATATCACAGAGGTTTCAGACCTTCGGCGTTCAGTTGTCGGAGGCTGACCTTCTAGATATGTGTCTTTCCTCGAAGATAAGCGGAGAGGATGAGATGAGCGAGGATTGCCAAACGCGGGTGTCGGTGGCGATTGCGAAGTTCATCCCCTCTCTTTTACTTCGTGCTACCTCAATCAGTGAAAGCGGTTTTTCTATGTCTTGGAATATCGAAGGGATTAAACAGTACTATTCTTTCCTCTGTAAACAATACGGACTAAAGGATGAACTGAGTAACAAACCTAAAGTTTCTTTCTGGTGATGATATTCGCTCCACACATATTACAGGTTAAAGTGACTAAGCCGATGGATAAGGATGATTTCGGTCGACCGATTCCCGGTACCGGTGGTGAAAGCTGGCAGGAGGTATGTAAATGTCGTTGTGATGATGTGAGTGCGGAAAAGAAAGTTTCCATCAATGGTGTTCTGTATGATTTCAAATATAAGGTAGTCTTTGACAAGCCGACAAAGGTTGAAGCAGGAGTAGAAGTCCGTTGTTTGAATCTTGATGGAAGCATAAGAGGGGAGGGGATTGCTAAAAGTCCTTTGGAGACAAACTATTTTTCCTACAGAGTAATATGGTTGGAATAGATGCAGACTTTTCGGATGTTGACCAGTTCTTTGAGGACGGAACAAGCGAAGTTGTTGCTGGTATGAAAGAAGAGGGAGAGTCATTTGTTGAAGATGCAAAAGCTACCGGGAGCTATCAAGACCACACAAAACATTTGAGAGAATCGAATGATTATGAGGTTGACGAAGATGGCTTGACTCTGAAAAACGAAGCTGATTATGCTTCATTCGTGGAATCCAAAGGTTTTGAAGTTGCAGGAAGTGCAGCGTTAAGAACATTAGAACGATGTAAAAGAAGATTTGAACGATGATAGTAACTACCGACATAGGAAACATTCTCTACCGGGATTGCAAGGCTTTCGGGATAGACATAGTACCGGACGGTGAAACGCTGACGGGTGAATTGAAGTCTGAAAGGATTGCTATCCACGCAAAGAAGCAACAGCCGGGAACTTATTGGAAGAAGTCTTTTGCGGAAGTGAATCTTTGCGTTCCTGATTTAGGAGAAAACTCCGCTAATTCCATTCGTTTGGGTGAACTCGAACGAAGAGCCAACAAGCTGTTTGATGATGTAGTAAGCACCTATGACGGCACAACCTATCGTTACTCGATTGATTCAATTGGCACAGAAATGGACACGGATTTAAAGTGTCATTATGTGAATGTGAGAATTTTGTTTGAAGTATTAAACGTAAAATGAGAAAATATGAAACCATTTATTGGAATTAAAAAGATTTGGTACGGTGCGGTTATAACTGCTGCCGTTACACCTGCTTCCTTAAAAACGTGGTTAGGAACTGCCACAGAAGTGAAGAACTCCCATCAGGACACTTGGGGATACACAGAAGATGACCCGACTACGACTGATTACATCAATGAGTTGACCGGAAAGGTTTACTACAAGGACGTTACCGCTAAAGGTGCAAGAACTATGGCATTTACTATGGGAGAATATTCCTTTGAAGACAAGAAGGAGTTGCAAGGCGGTGAGCTTGTAAAAGACGGTCAGGCTGTTGTTGGCTGGCATGAACCGGATGTCGCAGAGGTTATCAACAAGGCGATTGTCGGTCAGACTAAAACCGGTAATTACATTGTGTTTACCAATGCCTCTATAATCGGTAAAGGTAACTTCGTTGAGAAGAATATCGGACTGGGTGTTTCTGCTGTCGCAATGGAAAATCCAACTGCTAGTGTAGCTGGTGAGTACTGGCTTGATGGTGAAAAAGTGGATGCTCCTGCAGCATAAATTTAAGGTGAAAAATAATGTTTTCAGGATGGCGGTGGGTGATTGCTCACCGCTTTTTTAATTTCAATACATGGAAAAAGCTTCAAAAATAGTAAGTGCAGCCGTTTTAGGAAAAGACTTTGAAACGGTGTTTGTGAATGGTAAAGCCTACGTAATCCATCCTCCAACTATTCATAAGATAGCCGGTGCCGGATATTACCTCTCCGATTTGAAAGATGGGATTACGGTAATGGATATGCTTCGATCATTAAAGGATGTTGATACGGCTTCTCGCGCGCTCTCGTGGCTCATACAAGGCGATGAAACTCTGCATGAAGAATTGTCTCATGGAACATTCGATGAAGTGATAGAGGCTTTAGCAACAGGTCTTTCAATGATTTCTGCTGAAAATTTTTACAAGCTGTCAGTTTTAGCCAAGAACGTTGCTCTACTGACAGCAAAGCAACGGTCGTAGGAAACAACTGTTTACTGGGACAGATAGCAACGTTCATGGAAAATCTGCATCTGTCTTATGATGAAGTCGTGTACAAGATACCATATAGAAACATGGTTATTATACAAAAGGACAAGCTCCATACTGTGTACGGAGAAGTTATGGAGGAAGTATCAGAAGAAGAATTTTTCAAAACCAAGGGTAAGAACCCATTAAAACAATAATATATGCCGAAGCTCGTATTCCGTGTGGCTTCCGATTGGGAGGAAGTCGTAAAATTAAGAAATGAGATAGCTAAGTTAAAGCAAGAGTTGAAGGGTATGGATAGCACACAGTCTCCTGCCGATTTTAAAACACTCAATACCCAGCTTGCTGCATCCACGCAACGAATGGATGAGTTGGTAACGAATGCTGCTAAAGCTGGTGCGGAGATGGAAACTGGCTTCAAGAGGAAGATATTCGCTGCTTCACAGTCTGTTAATGGGTTTACTGAAAAGATTATCGCTCAAAAGGCAGTAGTTAAGGATGTGGAAGCCGATGTTAAGCGTCTCGGTGATGCTTATCGCACTGCATTGAAACGTAATCCATTGTCTGCAAACAGTAAATTAGCTGAATATACATCTGCAAAAAAGGCTCTTGATGAAGAAAAGTCCGCTTTGTTCGGATTGACACAGGAGCAAGCGAATGCCCGACTATCTGTGAAGAAACTTCGTGACGAGTATTCTCTTTACAAGGATGATGCAAAAGGTATAACAGAGGTTAATAATGGGATTACTATTTCATGGAAGCAAGCATTAGGTGTTATCGGTGGTGCTGCTATGCTAAAATCCCTTGTTTCTGATATTACTCATGTAAGGATGGAAATAGATTCGGTGGAAAAATCTTTTGCAGCTTTATTAAAATCAGAAGACAAAGCAAAGGAGATGATTGGAGGTTTAAAAGAACTTTCAATCAAAAGCGGATTAAATACCTATGGAACAGCTCAAACACTTCTCGGCTTTAATGTTGATGCAGAGAAGATACTTCCAACATTGAAAAGCATAGGAGATATAACAATGGGGAATAATGAGAAGTTTTCCTCAATGACACTTGCCTTTGCTCAGATGTCTGCCGCTGGCAGACTGATGGGGCAAGACCTTAATCAGATGATTAATGCGGGTTTCAATCCTTTGCAGGTTATTTCTGAAAAGACGGGTAAGTCCATTGCTGTTTTAAAGAAAGAAATGGAGCAAGGTGCTATTTCATCTGAAATGGTAGCGGATGCTTTTGCCACTGCCACTGCCGAAGGAGGTCGTTTTTATAATATGCTCGAAAAGCAAAACACTGGAATTAGAGGCGAGAAAAACAGACAGAGCGCAGTAATTAAGGAGAAATTGAATGAAATAGGCGAAGCAAATGAGAAGATTATAGCAGGTTCGTATCGCGTTACCACTTTTTTGATCGAGAACTATGAGACTATCGGCAAAATATTGGTTGGGCTTGTTGCTACTTATGGAACGTATAGGACTGCCGTAATGTTGGTTACTGCTGCCGATAGTAAACATACTCTTGTGGAGATTGGGCTTACTAATGCCCGGATATTGGCACGAAAAGCACAACTTGCATTGAATGCTGCCATGCTCACTAATCCTTACGTGTTATTGGCTGTTGCTGTAGGAGGGCTTGCTACAGCAATGTGGGCAATGTCTGATAGTACAACTGCTGCTGCACGTGCCCAAAAGGAATATAACGACATTAAAGATACAGCATCTAAAAAAGAACAGAAACATAAACAAAAGATAGAGGAACTTCTTACAGCTGCACGCGATGAAAGTTTGGCAACTCTCACCCGTCAAAAATCTTTGGAGGAACTCCGAAAGGAATATCCGAAAATCTTTGGACAATATGATATTGAGAAGTTAAAGTTGGAAGATATTCTGAAATTGAAACAACAGATTAACGAAGAGGATTCAAACCGCTCTGTTCAAGGTAGAAAAGATGATTATACTTCTCTAAAACAAATGGTTGCTAACCAACGGAGATATTTACAGCTGTTTGACAATCCAGAGCTTCGCAAAAATATGTCTGATGCCGATATGCAAATATGGAAAATGTTTGCAGGTAAACAGTCCTACGTGCAGGTACGTGAACAGATGGGGAAAAACTCCGAACTACTAAAGAAGTATCAGAAAGATGTATTGGATGATAATATCTCCGCTTATAAAGCCAATCTTAAAAACTATTCTAAAGAAAGATTAGAGGCTGAATTAAAAATGGCCCAATCTTCTGCATCAAAGCGTAATGGTTTTAATGTTGATGGAATGATGGTCAAAGGTGGGGATTTAGAAAGTATTATCTCATCTATAAATGGCGCGTTGTCAGAAAAGAAATCTCCTAATACCTATAAGCAAGATTACGAGGAAGCTAAGAAAGATTGGGAGGATGCCCAAAAAGACCTATCTGAAATAGAAAAGGATAAATCTAAGTTTACCTCAAAGCAATATGAAGAAGCTAAGAAACGGAAAGATACTGCTGAAAAGGCATATAAAGATTTGGGCGGTATTACAGGTAGTTCATTAAGCAAACAAGAGAATCAATCCGAAAAACTCCGCCAGCAAACGGAGAAATACAATCTTCTCCTTAACAAACAAGCATTAGAGCAACAACGTTTTGCCGAAGACTTACAAATGAAAGTCGATGAATCCCGAATCAAAGCAATGAATGAAGGCTCAAAGAAAACCATTGCCCAGATGGAACTCAACTTTGAGAAAGAGATGCAAGCTATTGATCGGCAAAAAGAGGATGCTTTACGTAAGAAAATAGAAGATGCCCGCTCTGCTTTTGAGTCTAATCCTAAAAACAAGGGAAAGTCGTTTGATGCTACCGGAATCGAATTGTCGGATGATGAGAACAAATACTTTGACGAGCTTTATAAAGCTGCCATCGCCAATAATGAAAAGGCATATTCCGAACTCGCAAACCAATATCTTTCATATACAGACCAACGTCTTGCAATAGAAAAGAAGTTCAATGATGATGTTGCTTTGTTGCAAGAAGCCCGTAAAAGAGCTGAAGCAAAAGGCGATACGGATGAGGTAGCAAAGATAGACCGCAGTATTGGTAAGCGTACAGAAACAAAGAATGAAGACGTTTTCAAACTCGATGCCGAACAATTCAAAAAAAGCATGAATTGGGAGCAAGTTTTTGGCAACCTAGATAAGGTTTCTACCGATACATTGAAAAAGTTGAAGTCCAATCTTAAAGACTTTATTTCAGCTCAAAAAGACCTTTCTCCCGAGAACCTGAAAGAGCTTGTCGATGCTATTGAGAGGATAGATGATAAAGTTTCAGAGCGTAACCCCTTCGAAGCGATGAGCACTTCTTTCAAGTCGCTAAAAACGGCCACCGATGCGGAACGCGAAGCGCAGGAAGCATACAACAAGGCTCTTAAAGAAGACACAGACGAAGAGAAGAAGAACGCTAAAGCCACCCTTGAAAGTGCTAAAAACAACAAGCAGAAAGCCCTGTCGGAGGCTACCACTGCATTGCATAAAGGCGTGGATGAAATCGGTCGGTATGTCGAAGCTGGCAATCAGGTTATCGGCATTATGGAAACACTTGGGGTAAAGACACCAGAATGGTTGGAGGGCGCGATGTCTGGCTTTGGTGAGATGCTGAACGGTCTTGAAAAGATGGATCTCACTAAGCCGATGTCGATTGTCACAGGTGGTTTGCAGACGATAAAAGGGGCATTAACGAGTGTAGTTTCTTTGGGCGGTCTTATTCCAGGATTCGGAGGTGCCGATTACTCCCGTTACAACAAGATGAAAGAAGAATATGACACCCTTGTTGATGTATGGGATACGCTTATTAGTAAAAAACAGCAGTATATTGATATATCCTATGGTGATGAAGCGCGCAAAGTCGGGCAAGAAACATTGGATCTACTGGATAAGAAGGCAAAAAGCAATGTTACACTTGGTCTAGAAAGGCTTAATGCCGGTGCAAGTATCGGCTCTCATTCTATTGGCGTTCGTCAGCGGAAGGGAATGTCTAAAGAGGGATGGGATGAACTTCGTAAGGCAGCGCAATCCATAGGGTTCGACTACAATTCGGTTGCCGATGGTCGTATGACCGGACTGTTTGACCTTACCGCCGATCAGTTATCCGAATTGCAGGATGAAGCTCCTACATTTTGGGCAAAATTGGACGGTGATGTTCAGGAATACCTTCAAAATGTCATTGACTGCAATACGGAGATAGAAAGCATGAAGGACAAACTGAACGAAACCATGACCGGTGTCTCTTTTGATTCTTTCTATGATAGTTTTATATCCACTCTTTCAGATATGGATAAGAGCAGCAAGGATATGGCGGATGATTTCGGGGAATATCTTAAAACTGCAATCCTCTCCAACCTGGTAGCGAATAAATATCGTGATAAGATTGAAGCGTTGTATAATGATTGGGCTAGTAAATCCGATTCGGATGATGACGGCATATTTGATCTTACCGCAGAGGAATCCGAACAATTAAAAGCTGCCCAACGAGCCTTGGCGGAGCAAATGATGGCCGAAAGGGATGCGATGGCCAATGCTTTTGGTTGGAACTCCGGTAAATATTCTCAATCATCCTCTAAAGGAGGATTTCAGGCTATGTCGCAAGATACCGGAAGCGAATTGAATGGACGCTTTACCGCCTTGCAGATGGCAGGTGAAGAGATAAAGAGTCAGAACGCCCTTCAATCTCAGTCTTTGAATATTCTAACGATGAAAGCGGATGCCATTCTCTCGGTAAATACAGAAACGAGAAACATTGCAGATGATACACGGGACTTGATAGCAAATTCCTATCTTGAACTTGTACAGATATCAGAGAATACAGGAGCTATCGTGAAGCCTATTCAGCAGATTCAGAAAGATATAGCGGAAGTAAAGAAGAACACATCTAAATTATAA